CAGTTTTACAAGATTAGCAATTATTAATATGATTGATCCTTATTTAAAAGACATAGTTGCTAGGAGAGGAATATTTGAATATTTAATCGTATGTGATGACAGAAACAATAGTCCTGAAAGAATTGATAGAAACGAATTATGGTGTGATATCTACATTAAACCTACAAGAACAGCAGAATTTATTGTTCTTAACTTGATAGCTACAAAGACAGGCGCAAGTTTTACAGAATTAGTTGCTGCAACAGCACCATAGTATAAAAGGAGATTAAAATATGACAATGTATTTGAGTCCATTAGTGGACGTAAATGAGATTGATTTAACAACTACAATACCTGCTGTATCAACATCTATTGGCGTAATAGTTGTAAGGGATACATGGAAAGGACCGGAATTAAAAGTTCAGTTAGTCAACACTATTGATGAATTGATTGAAATATTTGGTAGACCTGAAGAAGCAGTTGACAATGAACATGGTCAGTCTTATGAAGACCTAATAGCAGCAGTAGGTTTTTTACAATATGGCAGTAATCTATATTGTACAAGGGTATTACCTGTTAGTGCTACATTTGCAGGAGCATATGGAACTATGGATGTATTAGGTGCTTCTACAAGTTCAAGTTCAAGTTCAGTAAGCTCAAGTTCTTCTTCAAGTTCAAGTTCAGCAAAATGTCTTGGAATTGACTGTGATGATCTTAATGGTTGCAATGAAGTATTTTGGATTCCAGTAACAGGATCATATGTAGATGTTGATGAAGGATGGTTATCTGATGTAGATGGAAAACTCTTTTTAGGGGGGAATTCATGGAGTTCATATTCACCTGATATAATTATATATTGTATATCCGGTAATACTTCTAATGTAAATATTCGTGTTAGAGATGATAATGGGCCAGGTTCAACTACTCTTACTTTTAATAATGTAAGTGGTGGCATTCTTAATATAAGTTCATTAAATGAAAGACTTAGTTGGATGACAGTAGAAACTATTGATGGGTCACAATTTAATCTAAAATTTGAACTTGATCCTGTACCTACTCCTGGAACTTAATAAAGAGAAATTATTTTTTTTTATTAAAAAATATAAATATATATGAGATATAGAAGCTTTAGGTATTTAACCTAAAATAGGGAGAAAAATTATGACAATGTATCTAAGTCCTTTAGTGGACGTGAATGAAATTGATTTAACTACAACTATCCCTGCTGTAGCAACTTCGATAGGTGTTCTTATATTGAGAGACACATGGAAAGGACCGGAATTAAAGACTCAATTAATTAATAATATTGATGAGTTGATTGAAACTTTTGGTATTCCTGAAGAAGCAGTTACAGGTGTCCGTGGTCAATCTTATGAAGACATTATAGCAGGTGCGGGTTTTCTTCAATATGGAAGTAATTTGTATTGTACAAGAGTATTAGCTCCAAGTGCTACCTTTTCAGGAGCATATGGAACAGTTGTATCAGGTGGAACATTCACACAGTATGTTTCAGGAAATGCATATCAGTTATCTGATTTGGATTCTCAAGACCCTGATGAATTTGGTAATGAAGAAACCACATTCGATGTTGGAAGACCTGAAAATGGTTCAGAAATAGCATTTATTGCACAAAGTAGAGGGGAATGGGGAAATTACCTTCAAATTGCTATCGTTGGTAGAGATGTATATAATGGTGTTAGAGCAGGTACAGCAGCAGCAACATTAGGAATTTCAGCTACTCTATATGATGATCTTGATCAATCTGTAGATGCTGCTTTTAATACTGATAAACAATTCTTAATTTTAGTTAAAAGAGCTAAACAACAGAATATTACAAAGAGTCCTATACCTTATGAAGTGGTTGAGGCACATCTTGTAAGTTCTGATCCAACAGAAGTTAATGATGAAGGTGCTAATATTTTTGTTGAGAATTGGATTAACTCTAATTCTAATTATATTAGAGTTGCAACTACAGCAGCATTTAAGAATAAAAGCTATAAAAACAAATATCAAACCACTTATACTAATTTAGGTGGTGGTGTTAGAAGTCAAGGTGATTCAATTCTTGATGGTGATATTCAAGCAGCATTAGACCTTTATAGTGATCCTGAATCAATTGATGTTAATATCTTCATTGATAGTGGAAAGTCTGATACCATTAAAATATATATTAATACCATTTGCGAGTCAAGAGCAGATGCAGTAGGAGTATTGGATGTTACTAAGTCTTTAGTTGTTAATAATAAAGGAAATGAAGCAACTGATTGTAGAGACTATAGATTAAATACTTTAAATATCAATACATCTTATGTTGCTCTATATTCAAATTGGCTGAATGTATATGATAAATGGAATTCAAAATATAGGTGGGTTCCTGCATCAGGACATGTAGCAGGAATTTACGCAAATACGGATGATGTAAGTGAGCCTTGGTTTGCTCCTGCCGGTTTGAATAGAGGAATAATCAATCAAGTTAGAAAACTTGCATGGAATCCTGTTAAAGGTGAAAGAGATATTCTTTATAAGAACGGTCTTAATCCTATTGTTAGTTTTCCAGGACAGGGGAAAGTGGTTTGGGGTCAGAAGAACATGCTTGATAAATCTTCAGCATTCAATAGAGTGAATGTTAGAAGATTATTCATCATAGTTGGTAAGGCAGTTAGTACAGCATTAAAATACTTCTTGTTTGAACCTAATGATACTTTTACAAGATTGGCAATTATTAATATGATTGATCCATTCTTAAGAGATGTTGTTGCAAGAAGGGGCATATTTGATTATCTGATTGTTTGTGATGATAGAAATAATACTGCTGAAAGAATTGATAGAAACGAATTATGGTGTGATATTTATATCAAGCCTACAAGAACAGCAGAATTTATTGTCTTGAACCTGATTGCTACTAAAACGGGTGCAAGCTTTACAGAATTAGTTGCTGCATCAGCACCACAATAAAATAATGGGGGGTATATCCCCCCTTATATAGGAGATTGATATGAGCAGATTTGAAAACTTTCTTGAAGCTTGTGATGGTTCAGGAAAAATGGATGGAAAAGGAAAGAAGAAACAAAAAAGAAAAGGTAAAGATCAGATTATGGGATTAAAGGAGCATATAGATAATTTAAATGAAATGACTTCTGATACCCAAGAAGTAGCAGGATGGATGGCTAGATTGATAATGGCTGATAAGGATATGGCAACAAAAAAACTACAAAAGTTATTGCCATTAAAACAAGCTTCATTTGAGCCAGGAAAAGAATGGAATGATGCTTTTGGTACATTAGTTGGAGAAATAAATAGAGCTATTCAAAAAGCATTAAAAGCAGCAAAATAATATATAAATAGATATAAGGAGAAAAAAAAATGCCTGATGTAAGAGCGTTTAACATAGAAGCTTTCAAAGCAAGATTTGGAGATGGAGCAAAATCAAGTTTATTTTACTATCAACCACAATGGCCTGCAATAACACCTGATGTTAATCAACAGGATGCTATCTATATGGTTAAAACTGCTCAAATGCCTTCAACAGCTTTAGAGGAAGTTGTCTTAAATTGGCAAGGATTTGATTGGAAATTTCCGGGCAAACACACATATACAGATGTAGTAATTACATTCAATGTTGATATTAATGCTAAGATTAGAAACACATTCGAAAAATGGTCTAATCTATGCCATAACCCTGTAAATAACTTTTATTCAACTCATGACGTTTATATGGTTGATCAAAGATTACAGATGATTGGATATGAGGGACAAGTAATTCTTGAATTCGTACTTCATGATGCATGGCCTAAAGAAGTTTCACAAATTACAATGGATTATGCTTCAACAGAAATTGCTACCTTTGATGTAACATTTACTTACAGTTACCATGAATTAAGTTTTACAGAAACAGGTGGAGCACAATAATATATAATAAATATGTAAAAAGGAGAAAAAATGTCAGATAATAAACCTAAGTTTTATGATTTTGTTAATGTATATGATTTTACTTGTGAATTGCCGGGAAGTAAACAAACAATTCAATTTAAACCTGTAACAACAGGTCAAATCAAAAAGCTTCTCACATATGAGAATGAAACTAATTATGTAGTCCAAGAACAAGCACTTGATGAGTTAATATCATCAAGTGTTTTGACTGATGGATTTGATATAAGAGAACAATATATCTATGATAGAATGTTCCTCTTAATTGAAATCAGAAAAAAGACAAAGGGTGAAGTAATAGAAAGCAAGGTTACATGTTCTTCTTGTAATTCACAATTTTTAAATAGAACAAACCTTGATACCCTTGAAGTTATACAACTTGAAAATAAAGACAATGTTGTTATTAATTTGGACAAAGTAAAAGTTCATTTAAGACATATGAAAAGGAAGCATCAAATAGAAGATATAAAACCACAATTGTTTCCAAAGAATATGACAGAGCATCAGATAGCATATATGTTCCAAGTTGCCTTTCAAGCATGTGCAATAGATAAAATAGAAACACCTAATGGAATGGATGAAAACATTTCAATGAAGGATAGAATGTATTTTATTGAGCAGATGCCAATGGGTTTAATGGAGAAAATAAAAAATACTATTGATGATATGGCATTTGGAATTAAATTAGAAAATAAAGTTAAGTGTGTACATTGTGGTGCAGATCATTCGTATGAAGTTCCGATTCAGCAAAATTTTTTTGGATAATTAATCTGTGGGGATCATTTCAGAATATTTTAGAACAGCAATATGCACTTGCTAAGAAATGTAATATATCCCCTGTAGAAAGTAATATGTTAGCAGACTTTGAAAGAGAAATTTATGTAAATCTTTTAATAAGAGATATGGAAGAAGAACGAAAAGCTTTAGAGAAAAAATGATATGGCTAACACAGATACCGAATTAAAAAAACTTAATAAAACAGTAGATGATGCTGTTAATATTCTAAAGATATATGTTGGTAATTCTGCTCAAATTAAGAGTATGAATGAAAAGGAACGTCAAGCTATTAATAAATGGTTTGATGTTGTTACTGAAGAAGAAGAACAGCAGAAACAAAAAAGAAAATTTACTGAAAGATTAAGAGATGAAAACGGTAAATTCATAAAGAAACAAGATGATCAAGCCAAAAAGTTTTTGGGCATGGCAGGAATGGTGAAAGGCATGTTCAAAACAATGACTGTAGGTGTTGCTATGGGCATTGGTAAAATGGCTATGGGAATAAAGAATCATTTTCAGAATTTCTTTAGTGCTCTTAAATCACATTTTCTTGGTTTATTTGGAGAAGAATCTGAATGGTTTGAATTATTAGGTTCTATTAAAGACTCTATCAAAGGATTTGCAGTAGGAACATTCAAATTCTTTTTTTCTAAAACTCCAAAATGGGCAAGTAAAATGCTTAAGACATTAAGTGATATGTATAAGCTTCAAGTAAAAGAAATGAAGATGGATTTTTTGGAAGGTTCTGGAAAGAAGAAAAAGGGTGATGTATGGACTACTCTTGGTATTATATTATTTACTATTGCAGCAGGACTTGGAGCATGGTTACATAGAAAGCTTATTGCAATAACATCTTCTATTCCTATTTTTGCCAAATTAGGAAATCTTTTTACAGGTCTTAAGAAAATACCTTTCTTTGCTAAGATAGGAGAATGGATTACTAAACTTAAAGGTTATTCTACTAAGTTTATGGATATCGCTAAAAAGATGCCTATACTTGGAAGAATTATAAAAGGACTTAAATTTGGATTCAAATGGTTAGGTTGGCCTGTAACTCTTTTAATGAGTATATTTGATTTTATAAAAGGATTTAAAGATACAGAAGGTACTCTTTGGGATAAAATCAAAGGTGGTTTATGGGAAGCACTTAAGGGATTTATAGAATTGCCTGTTAAATTCATTGGATGGTTAGTGGAAAAAGTAGCAGGATGGTTTGGTATAGAGATAGAAGGTGTTGCTGATAATATCATGAATAGTATTCAAGGATTCCTTGATTTTATATTAGATTTTAATCCTTTTGCTCCTATTATAGACTTCTTTGAAGGTTTTTTTGGTACTGAAGGAACATTCATGGAAAAAATAAAAGCAGGAGCAGATAATGTAATAAAAAATATTGGTGATAGAATAGATAAATGGTTTGGACCTATATTAGATTCAATTTCTTCTATTGTTTCAGGAGTTGCAGGTACAATTACTAATCTTTGGAATAAAATTTTTCCAGGAGAAGACTTACCAACTCCAACGGGTGGGGGTCAATTAAGAGTTGCTGTTCCTGATCCTTTTGGTAAAGCTGAACGTGAAAGAAGGAAACAAGAAATTTGGGATAGAGGTAATACACTTTCTCCTATTGATGCTGTAAATAAAACTGAATCAGCAAAAATTAAAAATAATGTTCAATCAGCAAAAAGTATGGAACAAGCTGTTGATGCCATAAAAGAAATGGAAAGAAATAGAAAATCTGATGTAACAAAAAATACACTTGCTGCTATGAGTCAAAACAATCAATCAGGTGGTGGTGGGGATGTAAAACAAATACCTGATGAGATAGATAATGGATTAGTATCGGTTAAAAACTATAGTGGGGAACTTGATTAATGGCAACTACATTATATAAAAGCAAAAGCATGAATACAGGTGGTATTAGATATCAGAGACCTATGAAACTTTCGCCTTGGTCATCTAAGATAGCAAGTGGCAAAAATGGTTCTGTATGGATAAGCATGACTCCAAAAAAAATATTAGATCAATTTTCTAAAGGAGCAGGTACAGTAGCCGTTCAAGAAATCAATACAGACTTCCTATTTCTTGCACCATTGAATTTAAATGAAAACATTGTACATCATTGGGAAGCATATGAATCAGTTGCTTCTAGGCTAGCTCAGAAGGTCAGATCAGCCGTTAAATTAGGTTCAGAAGTAAGAGGTATGGCTAATGTATTTGGAAGTGAAGCTAACCTTGCTGATGCTGTTAAAAATACATTTAGTTCTGCAACAGCAGATGAGGGAACAAGTATTGAACAGTATGTAAATAAGGTTTATAAAGCAGTTCCTGGCACAAGAATTCCCCCTATCAAAGTTGATACACCATTATATTATACAAATTCCGATAGAAGACAGATAGTATTTGAATTTCAATTATTTAGTGAATCAGTTCCGGGCACATCCCCTGAAGACATATTAATAAAGCCTGTTCAAGAATTAATGAAATATTCATCTCCTGATTTAATAAGTGATATTAATATAGAATTTCCTTATATGTGGAGTATAGAGACATATCCTAAAGCATTCATCAAATATACCACATGTGCATTAGTTGGTGTTCAACCTACATGGAATTCTCCATATGTAAATGGACTTCCTTCAAGTGTTAATCTTCAATTAACATTCATGGATATGAGTCCATTATATGCAAGTACAATTGAAAGTGGTAGTATTATTAATATTATAAGTAAAGAAGAATCTGATTCATATAAAGCATATGGAGTTACTTCTACAGCACCTAAAGTAACTCCAGGTGAAAAAGGTGGTGTTAGTGGTTTAAAAGGTGGTCTTTAAATCTAATTACTTTCAGGCATATATTTACTGATTTCATTCATGGGAATTTTACGAATGAATTTCACAAAATAATCAGCATTCCACCTATTTTCACTTTCTTCCCGTTTCAAATTCACTTCATAATATTGAGGAATTCCACCCGAAAAGATGGAATAGTGAACAGATGGATCAATATTCCTTCCTTTAATACCAAACTGTTTAAAATAATCCCATGCTTCACAGAAAGTTTCAAACAACCAACGCATACCATCACTTCTCCAACAGGAATCATGGTCTGATTTTTGTTCAAATCTGATTTCTTCTTGTGTATTAAGTGCTTTCGTTAAACACATAATTTCATCTGAAACATCTTTGTAAAGAACCTTAGTATAGTTGTGAGGTCGATGAAACAAGAGAAAGATGCTTTTTCTAAAAGACCTTTCTTTCCTTACTTTATCATTTCCATTTTCATCATATCCATAATCATGCCAAGCTAAATCAATAGTCATTCCCAAACCACAATTCATTGCTGAAAAACGGGGCAACATTGCTTCAACAGTTTGCGTAATAAACCATTCATAGTTATTTGATTCCATGATATTCTCCTTTAGCTACCCATAATTAATTTTGTGATTTTGTTTCCTTCAACATCAACATCCACAACATCAACATCTTCAAGGTATATATGATGATAATCCTTTGTCTCAATAATCATTCGATTTGCTATAACACATATATCAAGCCAAGTAGGATTTTCATAAACACCTGAATCAAATGTTTCATATGAATTGAAAAAAACCACTTTTCCTTTAATAGGGATTTCGTTTAGATTATCAACAGGATTATCCCATTCATCATAATCATATGCTGAATAGATAACATATATTTCTTCACAGAAGGACTTAATTTTGGCATCAATTTTATCTTGCATTGCATTCAATGCTTCATCATAAGCTTTTGTCAAGCCTGACATTTTTTTATTCTCCTTTATGGCAGGGTAGGTAGGATTTGAACCCACAACTCTTGAATTTGGAGTCCAAGGCTTTGCATTAAGCTACTACCCTGCATTTTAGTATTTAATCAATCATGAAATCATCTTCATTAAAAGTGAAGCTTGAGGTAAGGGTGCTCAAACCCTTCTGATTCAAGTCACTTCCACTTCCAAAATGAATTGACTGAAATCGAACTTCTTCTTCATCACGATCATTAAAAATCCTGATGGATTTATGATGATTGATGTATTCAGTCAATGCCTGATAAGCACCATAGCGTGTTCCCCTAACACCTGCAATATCACTTCCATATCCATTGACAAGACAATCAATGAAAATTTCAACCTGATTTTCAAGGGTAACTTCAGCACGTTTGGTTTTAGGAGCAGGAAAAAGACCACGAAACCAATCAACTGCTTCTTGCTGACTCATATTTTGAGCAACAAGACGTTCCATTTTTTTGTCAAAAATAGCGATTTCTTTCTTGAAATGCTTGATCATATTTTTGACAACCTGCATACGATTTGCAACATTTTTCGTATGACGCAAATTGTAAACCTTCTTGGAAGGATTAGCAACAGTTTGTGAAATCCTACGGGTAGTGGTAGCATGACCTGCAACACCATGAGAACCATCAAAAGCATTCATCATGATAAAATTCAAGTCAATAGGGTCTCCTTCAACATATTCACGATCAGCAATTTTGAAGGAAATACCCATAACAGAACTACCGAACATCTTGAAAACACCATTGATATGACCATCTGTTGCTTCAAGCATAGATTCAGCAAGTTCATAAATTGCTTCAGGCTGAACAGGTTCCCATCCTTTACCAACAGTACCAAGATATTCCTGATTGTCAGTACGGACAATACCTACATGATTAGGAGCATCAATCCCCTGATCAGTAACCAAAGCTTGTTTTTCAACAGTAAAATTGTGTCCTGCTTCATTCATGGCAAAAGTGGTATCAGTCGTTTCAAGTTCTGTCATAAACATAGCGTTTCTCCTTTAAGTTAAGGTTTTATTTAATCTGAAATAATTATTATATTAATCTTTATCCTTTGTCAACAGTTTTTTTCATTGAATATGAAAATTTCTTTTCTTTTTTTTCCAACTGTAAATATGTTGAATCCTTCAGGTATCGGTTTATTCCATCCATTTTTTCTTGCTTGAGATACCGATTTAAAGATACCTGCTTGATGCATGATATTTGCCATTGTCCAATGAGGTTCTATTATAATGAAGTGATCTCCTTCATCAAAAGGACCAAAAAAAAGTTCCATGTCTTTATCTGATATTGGCGTTATGAAGTTCATTTTTTATAGAATCCATTTCTGCTTGAAAGCATTTATCACAAACTGAATGAGAAACACCACTTACACCTTCACCATCTTTCTCACCCATGTCCTTACCACAATATGAACATTTTATTTTAATTATCGTTTTCATACCACATATCATAAGCAATGTCTATGCCAAAAATTCACATCTAATAATATCAAGTACTTACAGATACTACCCTTTTTTGGGATATCATATTCTGACAAATTATGTCATTAGATTGACAATATCTGTCAGAATTCTTTCCTGTCATTTATTCTGCCAAAATAGCAGGATTCATAAATAGCTGTTTTTACTACATAAAAAAAATATTCATTTTTTTATTGACTTGGCATATCTATTGCTCTATAAGTATGCATGAATTCAAACACAAACCTTAATAAAGGAGTAGAAACAATGACCATTTCCGATATCCTTTTTTCAAGTCCTTGTAAAGAAACTGGTCTGTGTCGAAATAAAAATTGTGAAACTGCTGTTGCTCAATTTCCTGAAACAGGTAAGTGGTTCATTACCTTTGGTCATGCAGGATTCAATTCTCCTACTAATAATGCAAGTGGCTATAGGACCAAAGCTCTTGCTCTTAAAGCTATGAATTGGTATCTTAATCGGTAAAGGAATTGTCAAATGAATATTAAATTTACAGGTAATTTCAAAGACCTTATCCCGATGGGGTTTAAATTCCACAAGCTATTTGCCCGTAACTATAAGGTATATGAAAAAAATAAAGTTTGGATTTGGGTTCATCGTGGTGGGTATGTTGAAATTTCTGATCATTATGACAATTCAGGATATATAGCCAAAATGATTCTTGATGGAACATATCCTGTATATAAGGAAGATAAGGACTATAAAATATTTACAATAGAAAAGGGGAAACCAAAACCCTGTACCATCCATAGAAAGACAGGTGAAATAAAAGAAACAATTAAATTGATTCTTAGTTATGGAAACCATGATAATTTCATAGACCATCCTGAATATGAAAACTATCGTGATGTTTATTTATTGAAGGATACTATGGAAACCATTAAAGAGCTTGCAGAAAAGGGGATGATTCAAATTGAAGAATAATCCATTATTTGAAATAGCTCAAAAATGTAAATGTAATATATATCCTGAATGGTGTGGATATCTTAGACCAAATGAGATATTGACTTTAATGGAAAGTGGTGCTATATCCATTGATAAATTTCATGAAGTTCATATTGAAAAGGCTAAAGCTGATAAAGAAAAAGGTGTATGTAATCCAACATGGTTCTATTTTTATCCTAAAAAGGAATTCCTGAAGTTTAAATCACTTAAGGAATCAAGGTGTTGATAGTGGATGATGATACAAGAAAGGTATTGGAAAGAGTAGCTAGTGGTGTATGGGTTCAAAATGATCATGGATTTTTTACTACTTCTCAATGTACTTTCTGCTGTGTTGCTCCTGATTATGAAGGTGGACATGATGAAGATTGCCCCACAACTTTAGCAAGAAAGGTATTGGAAAATGAATATTGAAACATTAAAAGCTGGAACTATTTTACATCATTCTTTGGGATTTCCTGTATCTGTTATAAAAGTAATGCCTAAAGATGGTGGTAAAGTAAAAAAAGGATTAAATATGATTAAATGTAGATATCAAGACAACAATGGTATGCTGCATATTCATGAATTTTTTATTGATGAATTATGGTTGAATGGTATCAGAATTCGATATCATGCTGATCTTATTTAATAAGGAATGAAATATAATGAGTGATTTTGAAATCATATGTCATGATAATGATGAATCCATGTGGTATAGTCCTATTTCTTGGAAATGTACTAAATGTCATTTAGGATTTATTCAAGAAGAAAAACCTGATAAATGCCCATCTTGTGGATTAAGGAAATATATAGAAAAAAATGAAAAATGTAAATAAAAGATTTCCTGAAGTTTAAATCACTTAAGGAATCAAGGTGTTATTAATGGATGATGATACAAGAAAGGTATTGGAAAAAAATGATTAGTATATATATAATAACTTGGACTATATGTTCTATTTTTGTTACTATTGGTCTATTGTTTTTCAATAAAAAAATTTTTGTAAAAGACATTATATATTATATATGTTCTCCAATAGTATGTTTGATTGCAATTCCTGTTTTTATTATTATTGTAGTTGGATCATTTATAGAAATGATTGGTGATATTTTAGGTGATAGAACAATAATAAGTATTGAGAAAAAGGAGTGAAATATAATGAAACCATATACATGTAAATTGTCAAAAACAAAACCAATGGTGGATATTTCAAAGGTAAGGAAGATCAAATAAAAATATATGAAAAAAATAGGAATCATAGGAACTAGAAAACGAAACATTAGAACAGATTATCAAATCGTACATGATGCATTTTTTGAAATCTATGAAGATGGTGATTGGATTGTAAGTGGTCATTGCCCAAAAGGTGGCGATGCATTTGCAGAAAAGATTGCATTTGATTATGGAATCCCCATCCTCTTATTCCCCCCAAAGAAACATACTGCTAAAGAATATTTCGCTAGAAACACCCTCATTGCTCAAAATTCGGACTTCATTATATCTTGTCTTGTAAGACCATCAGAATCAATAGATGATGTTCTATCAAGAGATTCAGGTGGTTCAGAAGACACTTTAAAGAAGTTTGTCAAACTAAATACAAAGGAGAGAATTATAATAGTATGAATTATTGGTTTACATCTGATCAACATTATGGTCATCAAAATATAATTGAATATAGTAAGAGACCATTTGATTCTATAGAACAAATGAACGAAATTCTTATTACCTATCATAATGCTGTAGTGAAAAAGAATGATATAGTTATCAATGCAGGTGATTTCACATTAAGACATAATAGAGAAAGTGTTTATAGAGATTATATTAATAGACTAAATGGTACTCAAATATTTCTTAAAGGGTCTCATGATTATTGGATTCCTTGGAGACATTCACAACAAGTATGGGAACGTAAAATTAAAGGACATTATATAGTAGTATGTCATTATGCTATGAGAGTTTGGGCTAGGAGTCATTATAACAGTTTCATGCTTTATGGGCATTCTCATGGTGGTCTTCCACCTATAGGAAAACAACATGATATAGGCGTTGACAATAATGGTTTCTACCCTGTATCGTTTGATCAGATTATAGAAATAATGAAAAAAAGAGATGATAATTTCAATCTAATAAGGAGATAAAATAATGGATATAATTCAAAGTGTGTTTGGCGTGGCGAATAATGCTTTAAATAGAAAATCGAACTTTGTTTACATTAATGAGGATAATGTAAATGCTCTTGCAGATAAAATGAAAGCAGATGGTAAGGTTGATTTTTTTGGTGGTGATCAAGAAGAAGATATGAATACCTATATTGAAATTCTGAAAGAGCTTATAGCAAGTTCAATTAACTATTGCTATTGGTATGGTGCTCATGATATTAGGCCCAATGGTGTATCATCTACAAGTATGTATGATAATGTGAATGAAGTATTTGAAGGTGTGGATCATCAAGCATTGAATCTTGAAAAAAGGATAGAAGGTCTTATAGAAATCTTGTCTGAAAACAGATATCCTTTATTAGAAGAACGAAAAAGACATTTAAGAGAGTTATGTGAGGATAGGAAAGCTGAAGTATTTGCTAATATGGTAAATGATCAGGCACTTCCACCTGTTGAACTTTTTAATGAAATGGTGATAAGATTTCAGGGATTTGCATCTGATATATTCTTGAAAAGAGCATCATTGTTTTTCATTCAGCTTTACAGAAAATTTGGATGGTATGAAGATAACCTAATGAATATATTACATGTTCCTGCTGATTATCAAGTACCAAAAATCTTGAGGTATTTTAATTGTATTAATTATTCAGATAAACTATCTAAAAAAATTGATAATAGTCAATTAATTGAGAAACATAGCCTTGAAGAAATTCAGATTAGAGCAGCAACAATTATAGCATGTACTAAGCTTCAAATGAAATTGGGATGGACAATTGCAGATATAGATACATATCTATGGACAAAACGAAAAGAAAGTGATAAACCATTTCATTTGACAATCACAAGTGATTATTAGCTTGACATTTAATTTTAAATGTTATAAGAAGGACAAAACCATAGATTTATAAATATGAAAGGAGAAATACTATGGAAACTGAAAAGATTGAATACATTAGGAAAAACGGTAGGAAAAACGGTAGGAAAAAGGGTGTTATGTGGTGTGGGATTGATAATAATGATCCTGATAGTGTGATGATTGGATTTACTCTTTGTAATTCGATTGATAGATTTGATTACATTGAAAACAAGCCTGTTCCTGGATTTGGTGCAAAGATTGCAAAATTACGTGCTGATAAATGGAAGAATCATACAGAATATTTTGTTCAGAAGTCATATACTCAAAAGCAACTTTATTTTGATGATGATAATATTCTGATGTATGAAAATCCAAATCCTCAAGAAGTTGTTGAGATTCCACCATCTATTATAAAGCGTTTGAAGGTCTTCATTGAAAGATGTAAACGCTATTACAAGGATAAGGATTTTCCTCAATGGTGTGAAAATGTTGTCAAGGGTGAATCTTATGATACTTTTTTGCTTTCAACAATAGAATTTTCTTAAGGAGATTGAAACATTATGGATAAGTATGCACCTACGGGTGAATTAGAACGATTGCAGAAGGCAAGGGATGATGCAAAAACTCCTGAAGAAAAACAAAAAGCTCAAACAGCTATTGATATTTACTTCATGGGTGAACCAAAAAAAGGTGGTGGGAAGAAAAAGAAAAGGAAACGGAAACGCCAATATCGTGATAACGATGATTGGAGTTATGATAATGAATGGGGAGAATATGACTAATGTGGAATTGTATGGTAATAGCATTTCAAGCAGCAATAGGTGGGTTTCTTTGGACTATGTTATTCCTTCTAATTGGACTTCTTATAGCAGGAATTTCATATGTTTTTATACAGGTAAATGAAAAGAAAAATAAGAAACCTGAATATAAAGGAGACCCTATAGTAATTAAAGGTGGCAAGAAAAAAGAAAATGACAAAGATAATAAATAAATATGTTGGTATTACTCATCCATTAGATCAAGGGAACTTAAGTGATGAGAAATTTGATTTGATCCTTAATGCATGGAAGTTTAGTAATTGCTCACAAGGAATTCATCTATGGGATGAGGTATGGTCTGATGATTCTCATTATCTACATTGTGATGCTTGTGGAATGGAAGTGCATATAGATTATATTAATGTTCCTAATGGAAAGGATGATGTTGTAGGGAAAAAGAGGTAGGATGCCAGAATGGTATTGGAGCAGATTGCTAATCTGTCGGGGCTAATAACCTCTAGGGGTTCGAATCCCCTTCCTACCTCCACAAGGAAGGTTGGCAGAGATGGATTATTGCATTGGTCTTGAAAACCAACGGGGGCTTGAATAAAGTCTTCCAAGGGTTCGAATCCCTTACCTTCCTCCATTTTAAATTTGTTAATGTAAGGATATAACTTGTGAATATAAATATTAGAAATAAAAAGACCTATCAAGGAGAAGGCTTTTATATAGGCAGACCTTCTCCTTTAGGCAATCCTTTCAAGGTATCCAAATATCTCACAAGAGAAGAAGCAATAAATCAATATGAGAATTGGATAATAAGAAAATTAATAGAAGAAGATAAAGAGATAACAGAATATTTACATATTCTATTTGCAAACCTAATCAAACATTCACAAATTAACCTCATATGTTGGTGTCATCCAAAACCCTGTCACGGTCAAGTAATTGAGAAGCTTCTTACATATAAATATTATCATGGAGATTACATAAGGAGATAAACTATGAATGGAGTAAAGGGATTTTCAATAGTTACAATTATATTTCTACTGATTGGATTTTTGTTTATTGGTATCAGTAGAAGTGAAGAAATGACTGATGAGGAATATGAAAAACAATATAAGCAGCAACTCTTACATGAAATCAATGTTCCTATTAGTATAGTTACAAGAGTGCATCATAAAAATGAGACATATAGAAAGTTTGAGGATATTCGTTCATCATACTTCTTGGTTGATATATTCAAGGATATGTCTTTCAGTTTATATTTAGGATATGAAGAATTTCGTACAGAAAAGCTAATGATTGATAAAATAGTTTTGGATAAAAAAATAGAAATAGAATTCTTACAGGATGATGAAGCATTTGAACATAGAAAAAAGGAATCATCATTTGTGGTATTTCCTCTTGTATCTGAACAAACAATGAACGGTAAGAATACTCTTGTAGAAATCTATTTTAAAGATAATAAAATGGGAATAATCAAAAAGGAATTTGTAATTTTCTCAAATCAAGTAGATAAAGTTTTTGATGAAATAGAAAAATGGTACAAAGAAAAAGAAATGAAAAAACCTAAGATGATGGTGTAACATGACAACATTAACTACTCAAGAAAGAATTGAAGCATATGAACAGGCTTATTTATCATGTCATGGAAAATTGCCTTATATTAGACAAAATGGTGCATGGATTAAAATAAACAATAGTCATAGTTCATTTAGGTCTTCTGATCTTCCTGCAATGACATTAAGACTTATTGAAATGACTGTCAAAAAAAAGCAGGAAAAAGAAAAACAAAAATTAATACAGGAAACAAAAAATCGTGATCCAAAATGGAAAGAGATATCAGATGAAACTATTTCTTTATTTCTAAACAAGCTATTTGAAAAATGTGATCATTCAACATATAAGATGGAACGATGTATGATGAATTTAGCATGTAATAATTTAATATCTGATGGATTAGAACCTGAATGTGATTGTGAAGACTGTGAAATTATAAAGAATTTAGAAAAAGATTTAAAAGAAGAAACCAATTATTTATCTAACATAATAAATGAGTTAGAAGTAGAAAAAAGAGAACTAAAAGAAGAAAGAGATGAATTAAAAGAAGATATAATTAATCTAACACAAGAAAATAAAATGCTGATAGAAAAAAACAAGCATTTAAAAGATAATTCAGTATTATTTTCAATGGAAGATTTTAGTTCTAATCCACTAAAGGATGCTTTTGATCCTGATCCAATAGAGTATATAGATAATGATGATGAGATACCATTCTAGAAAGAGATGTGAAATGTGAAACCGTGGAGTATAACATTATTAATATTAATCATAGCTGATAGTGTCTTTACTGTTTATTTAGGAGTAGAGAAAAATCCTTGGCATCTATGGTGCATGAGAACATTTGATATGTCTTTAAATCAAGTAATGGCCTTGAGAGTAGCCTATCTAATGCCTTTTGTATGGATTATTGATAAACATTTCAATGCCAAATATGTTGTAATAGCTTACATGTTAATATATACAATAATGGCAGGAGTTCAATTTATTATATGAGTGGAAGAATACTACATCAATGGGAAAAAATTCTAACACGATATGAAGATGTGATAGATGCTAATGGCGTAAATCATCGTTTAATTAAATGTAAAGAATGTATTAAGTGTGGATTAAAACAAGGTTATACGAAAGATTTTGATGCTTATGGAACTGTTGTATACTATGAGAATGATAATATGCTATCAAAAGATGTGCTTCCATATGAATGTACAATTCGTGGAAGGGTAGATTCAAAATTGAATAAATTAAAAAAACAAAAAAAGGAACATCAAAATACATTCCTTTTTTCAGAGGATGATTTCAATGTTTGATGATTTACTTGGAAAGAAAAAACAAAAACAAAGAGAAATTGATAAAGATTCTGTGATTAGAGCAATGGCAGATAATATAAGACAAAAGCAAGAAATGATAGATGATCTTGTAAAACAGATAACTGAACTTGAAAGGCAAATAGAATCTCAAGAAGTAGGAATCATATAATGAAATCAGAAGATATTGTGAAATTAATAAATGATATATATAAAAAGAAGTATTCTGATGTATGGGATGCAAGTGAAGAATATAACTCAAAAGAAGAATGGACTATTCAACCAATGACAAGCTTATGGGATGCTGTAAAAAATTTTTTTACTGAAGAAAATCAAAATGACTTGGGGTATCATACAAGAATAGATTTAATAAAATACTTGAAAGATAGAGGATTTTTAGGTTATATAAATTCAATGGATACTTATAGAAATTATTTATACAAAGCAGGATATATTAGAACAGTTAGACGTGGTGTATATGATCTTGAGAATGAAATTCCTACTGATCTTTCTATTAGTGATGTAAAGAATGAAGCATATGGAGATAAAGATGAAATAACATTAAGTGGATTAATTAAAAAAGAAAGAGATTTTCTTAGTGAGGATGATTTTATGTTATGAAATGTGATATATGTGGTCATCATGTAGGAGATAGAAGAAGGGTAGGCCCAACAGGAAAGGAAGTCTTTTCTGTTCTTGTAGAATCATGTTATGAATGCGGAACGCTATATCCTGTAGAGCATAATGAACTTTCATACAAAGAGATTCATTGGGTGTATAGATATAATCAAAGAATGAAATGGAACCATCAAAATAAATCATGATATACACTAAGTATATAGTATTAATTGTTATTGCAATATTGGTTTTGATATGGCCTTTTGTAAAAAGATTATCAAAAAGAAAAAGACATAGTGATATTATTTCTGAAGCATTACGTAATCAAAGAGAAAGAAACCAAGCTCACCTAAGAAGATTTGCAGAAGAAAGACAGGAAAGACAAAGAGCAGAAGATGATAGAATGTTTGAGGAACTTAAAAGAAGACGTGATGAGTTTATAGCTGAACATGAGAGACCCAAAAACAATCCCATTGAATTCTTAAAAAAGGAAGATTTTGAGATATGAAAAAAAATTATATAATAGCTATGTTTTTTTTATCATCTTTTTTATGCTTTATAGCACTAATAATTATAGATTTAACAAAAAAAGAAGAAGTATATATTGAAAAAGAACCACAAATATCAAGAATCATTGATGAACCTGATGTTCCATATGTAGAGATATATAGAGCACCATGCAGAGATGATGAACTTATTGAATGTGTATATATGCGTATATACCCATCTATGGTAGAGGAAATAGGAAGTTATGAGAGAAGTAAAACAAGTGATAGTCCTTAGAAAGGACTTGAATATGAGGAAAGGTAAAATGATAGCTCAAGGTGCTCATGCATCTTTGAGTGTTGTATTAAAGAATCCTAAAGCATTATTTAGTGCTTTATCCAAAAGGGATAGGTCTCCATTGTGTATATGGTTGAAGAACAGCTTTACAAAGGTGGTATTATCTGTTAATACAGAACAAGAATTGTTTATGCTATCGGATGATGCAAGACGTTCAGGCATTCCATATTCTGTAATAAGGGATTCAGGAAAGACTGAATTCAATGGTGTACCTACTTATACTGCTATTGCCATAGGACCATATTGGTCTGATGAAATCGACAAGATTACAGGGAGTCTAAAATTATTATGACAACATGTGAACTGTGTTTATATAGAGGTCAGATAATGGAACATCTACATAATACAGAATCCATTAAAGAGTGGATTAATTGTACTTATCCCCTTCCTTGGTATCAACATATGAGAGCAGTACCTTATATAGATTTAGATGGAAATCTCATAAAACATAAATGTGATTGTTATAGGGAATCAGAACTATGTCCAAAATGTAGAAATGTTATGGAAGCAGTAGAAACTTTTGGGTGTTCCCTATGTGGATATAAACATTAAAGGAATTGAAATGAAAGAAATATCAAAAAACATCATGAAAATATATGAATCAGAAGACAGTATAGACTATGTTTTAAACTGTTCCTGTTGTTCTGAAGATCATTTGACAAGAATTGAAATAGAACATAATCAAAATGTAGCTGAAGAAATTACCATGAGCTTTCATAAAACAATGGTATGGACTTCTCAATGGGGAGATATCAATTGGTTTCTTAGAATGTGGAAAAGACTCAAAGCCTCTTACAGAATGCTTGTTACAGGATGGATAGATATAGAGGAATATGTTATCCTTGAAGATGAGGAACATATTGACAATCTTATCTTTGCACTTGAAGAAGGCAGAAAAAAAATAAAGGAATACAATGATAAATCAGTTAGAATCAATACTGAATTCAAAAATATCTAAGGAATACAATGATAGAATTAAATCATGAAGATAAAATTATTTCTCTTTTAAAAGAAACTACTATCATTGCTTTTTATAAAGAAATGGTTGATAAATGGGAATATGATTTTAGAGGTTTATTAACACTTGGTACTAATGAAGAATTTATAAAAAAAGATGAGATGTTATTATGATAAAAGACCCTAATAAACTATGTTCATATTGTGATAGATTGGATTCATTCTCTTATATAATGTCAGATAATGATGATTATATCATGCAGGTAACATGCAAAGAATATTCTTCAAAGGGAGTATTCAATGCAAAACCTAAGAGTAGTGAATGTGTAGGATTCTTTTCAAACTTCAAAATTCTTCCTATGCATACTCAATCACGTCCTAAAGATTCTATTGAAGATGATAAAATGATGTTTATGATAAATACACCACAAAGAAAAAATAATATATTCGAATTAATTGAAATAACAGATATACCACAAGAAAAAGCTGATTCATTTGAATCAAATGATTTTGAAATGATTCAATGTTATAATTGCATTTACCAAAATGGATATGCTTTTACATTTCCTATTGAAGGTAAAGGCTTTATGGCTGTCCATTGTGATAAGATTAAATTTGATGTATATGTTCCATTAGATGAATATCAGAATTGTCTTGACTTTATAGACTCTATAATATATACTGATATAGAAAACCATGTAGAATTTCCAGAATCAGACTTTAAATTATAAAGGAGATGGTATGACATTCAAAGATGGTGATAAATGCCCTGCATGTGATATTGGTATTCTTGTAGAACAGGTAATCCCTTTGGACTTCCTACATGTAACTATCAAAGATCAGAAGTCCTTTGTGTGTTCAATATGCAGGGAATCATTTGTCAATAAGGATATCCGTAAAAAGATAGATACTGTATTGATAGAAACAAGGAGACAGTTTTCAAAATGACAACATATAACAAAGTCAGAGATGGTGATATATGTCCTGTATGTAATAGTGGAAAGATATATTCTAAAGTAGCTGATTTACGTGCAGATGATGAAATACATCTCATAAAACAGGTAATATATAAATGTACTGAATGTGATCAGACATTTATGGATACAGATAAAATACAGACACTATCAGATAAATTATCTATAGCAAGTGAAACCCTGCTTAAAGAAATAACAGGTTATATTAATTTTATAACAGAAGATGAGGTTAAATTATGACAGGACTTCTAATTTATATAGGATTATCTTTTTTCGTATTCATGGGCTTGCTGTTTGTCAATAAAACTTTTTCTATGAAGGATATCGGTTGGGTAATCTGTTCCCCTATAACCATAATGGGATGGATGGCAATGAGTTTTGTATTTTCTATAGGATACATCTTAGATTTTTTTGAAAATAATATAGATGTAAACAAAATACTTATTGATATAAGAAAGGAAAAATGACATGATGTATATATGTAATAATGAAAACTGCAAGCATATATTCAGACCTGAAGAAATGGAATATGAACCTATTCCCGATAATATAACATGGATAGAAGGTATAGATATGGAAAAAGGAATCCCCAAATGCCCTCATTGTGGATGCCTTTCTTTTTTTGGATTTGAAATACACATATAAAGGATAAATCAATGGAACTGAAATATTGCCCAAGATGTAGATTTAAAGATGTAGATAGGATATTGACAACACAAAGAAGAAATATCTTCAGGTGTACAAATTGTAATTGGAGATCAAAACCTTTCATTCCCCCTATCAAGCCTATTCCAACTACAAAGAAAGTAAGGGTATATCAATTTGGTGGATGGGGATTTGAAGTATATGATGTATATGGTCAATGTGTTATCTATTCAAGGTCATATGGCACAAAAGAAGAAGCTATTGAGAATATGCAAAAGACCTTAAAGAATGGCAAGGGGAAACCTTATGGACCCTATACAGGTATCATATGGCCTCAAACAATAGAAGTAAAAGCAGAAGTATTCAAATAAAAGGAGAATATAATGAATAAAGAAACATATGAACAACTGAAAGAGCAGTATATTTATAACATTTCAAAGAACGGTCTCATCTCAACCAAGGCGATTGACAGGAAATCTTATATGTTCAGAAGTGAGAATGACAAGACCTTCAAGACCTTTCTGTTTAAGATAGGCGAAACCAACAAGAGATTCCTCATGATGGTCTTACGTGAAGCAAGGGGAATGGATATTATTTTCTCGGATGATATCCCTGATGTCCCTGTTCCTGATGTAGTGCTTGAATCATTGCCTGATCCTGAACCAATTCCCGATATCCAAAATGAAGTTCAGGAAGTCATGGAACAGCTAAAGAAGGATGATCCTGAAGTTGAGTTAATCACTCCATCATATATTGGCAATGTACATGAATCTGTTTTAGTTCCTTCATGGTGGCAATAATTGTCATACAAATGACATAATTTGTCACAAAACATATATATGCCGTATATACTCGGATTATAAACAACTGTAATCATTCAATAAAAAAAATTGTATATATTGGCATATATATTGCTGTATATATAGTCATGAACAAAACAGCAAACAAAGGAATCAAAATGAAATTCAAGAAAGTACGTGAAGATGAATATTCAGTTCATTCAGATGATGGAAAAACTCTTTATGGTTATGTATTCAAAACATGGAACAGCTATCAGGGTAGTGGTTGGAGTCATAGTCTAACAGACAGTAACAAGGTGGTTGCCAAATCCCGTAAAGATGCTGCTCAAGACCTGATGAAAATATGGATTGTAAAATAAAGGAATACCAAATGATACTGACTTCAAAGAAAATTTCCTATGCTGCTCAAGAGCTTTCAAACAATGAATCCTCTACTGATGCTGAAATGATTCTTGACATTGCTCAAAATCTTGGTGCTCCCATACACAAGGTCTCTAAGTTGGTCAAAAACAAAAGAACCTATTTCCTGAACAACATTCTTTTTGACCATGAATATACAAAAATCATTCGTAAATATCTCAAATAATATGAAAAACGAAATCAAATATTCAGAACTATCGAAACAAGGCAAAAGAGATTTCCGATACCTCTATACAAGATTGGCAATAAAATTTATTGCAGGATTAGGAAATCTCTTGACAACTCTAATTTTTATTGGTATGTTAATTTATCTTTGGTACATACACCTTCCATAAAGGAGATACAAAATGATTGATTCTTCTGATTTCAACTGTGTTGATGAGCTTGATGAAGATTTCTTTCTGTCTTTCAGCAATGACTTCGATACTCAAGCTGATATGCTTGAGAGTTCTGCTGCTGATCCTGATCTATGGGATGACGTTCCTTACTAATACCACTTTTGGTTTGTAGCCTAGTAATCCTCATCAGATGAACGGTGATGTTTCCAAAGGGGAAATTGATTGAAACAGGGTAGGGTGATGCCTATCAATGTCATGATAAAGTACCCTGAAAACAGGCGAATAAAAGACAAATCATGAAAAAGAAACTAACCGATATACAGTTAAAAAGAATTGGAGAAAAAGCTGTAAAGCTTATTGATGACAATTCAGAATATGCTTATGATCATATATGGTTCATATTAGGTGATCTAATCAAAAAGATGAGAAAGGATAAATGAAATTAGTAATTCAATTTTGGTTATTCGTTATAGCATGTATTTTATTTGTCCTTGGTATTCTTAAAGGAGTAAGTATGGGATATGGTATGTATATCCTTACAGTAGTTATAATAATATTCATAATATTTATTTCATATTTTATATATAGTGAAGGGAAAAGAGATAATGAGCGCATTAGATGAGAAAAAAAGATTCAATGTAATACAAGAATTCGAAACTAAATCCATTGCTTGCAGAATAGAATGGTCAGCACCATTCTATGCAGATGGAGAAATATCCTATTCCACTCAATTATATACAGGTCAATATCTTGGTAAAATCCTTATCAAAGATATATGGTATGCCATTGTCCTATGGGAAAACGCTATAAAACCTGATATGGTAACAGCAAATACACTTGAAGTATCAAGGGATGGTATATCATGGGAACCCTTCACAGAATAATCATTAAAAGAAAACAAGCAAAACAATATCTTATAAAAGGAAACATTCTTAAGAGAACATACTGTAATGCTAATGGTACTTTATATATATCATATATATACGTAACATCAGAACCATATGGACATATATTAAGTGGTAGTGATGAAGTTATAATTCAAGCTATTAAATATAGAACAGTAGAATTAATAAATAATGAATATAAGATTACATCAAAAGAAAAAAGATATTTTATTCCTGATCTATTCAATGGTACAGTAGAATTGATACAGAATAACCTGTTTGAATTCCTTAAAGAGGATGAGTTTAGAATCTAATCGTTGCTTGTCAGGCAATGAAGGGGAAAGGGATAGAGGTCACAAGCCTCTATCCCTTTTTTTATGGTCTCATTAAAGATATATACTATTATATATACTCAAGTATATATCATTCTCCCATGCGATTTACAAATTTTTCCCCAATTTTTTTAGGAGTCCCATTGTAAGGGTAGGAGTCCCATTGATTATTTCAGGGAACCTACAATCATTTTTCAGGCCAAACAAGTAAAAGCGTGTGGAATAATGTGGTCTATTGCCAAAAGGCAACCCCTACTTCAATAAAATCAATCACTAAAATCTGCAATGACCCCTTTCCGCTTATGGGTTTGTGGGTCTACAAGGATTGTAGTGGGGTAGCTTATGGCATAGGTGGGCTATGGGGGAACGCTATGGCAAGGCATATGGACGTGCATGTGCATCAGGCACATGCACTCATGAACTTTTTTTTGTGAGCAATCCATTACCCATACCACAACATGTTGTGGTCTGCTCCTGTAACTCATGATAACGTAATGATATCAGATAGTTAAGTGCTGTTTTCACCAAAAAGTTTACATAATATATCTTATCGGACGTTGGAGTGATATCTATATGTGGTGGTGTCTACAATGGGATACATAGTGAAGGGTAACGGGGGGGTGAGTATGGCATGGTCCTTGCTAACGAAAGGTTGATGTGGGAGTCAAGGCAAGGACCATGCCATGATCCAAAACAACTGTATAATCTTAACACTTTTTTTCTGACTTGTCAAGCTTTTTTTGGGGGAAATCATTCTGCTACAGGATTTGTAGAATTTGTTTGATCCGTTTGGGTAGGCAATATATTCCATAAATTTTTGAACCGAAAATCACGTATATACCGTATATACTGAGTATATATGTATATATTATTATATATATCCTTATATATATTGATGTTCGGTTGCTACGTGTCCCGAATGCACCATATGGGACAGGGTTTTAGAAGTGTTATATAAGTATTTATTTTAATATTGACATTACCTTATATATCTGTTATGTTTGTTATAGATGAATTTATTTATAATAATAAGAAAGGTATTTCCATGAAAACATTAGCAGGATATAAATCAAATCGAAAAAAGATATATCTTTCTTTGGATAGTAATAAACATGTTGTTAGAATGCCTTTTCCTTATAGACAATATCCCTATGTAATTGAATGGAATTATTGTTTATATCAAGTTAATAAGGAAAAAGGTAGATGGTATATAATGGAAAGGATAAGATAATATGGAAACTGTTGAATTTAATGAAATATATAGATTTTGGGAAATGTATGCAGATGAGCTTGGATTTGAAAATATAACCTATGATAATTTACCTATCTATGTGAATCCTGATGTTTATGTAGGGAATCATAAGGCTTATTTCTATGACTTGAAAAAAGATCATATTATAAGAGATAAATCGGGTTGGGAGACTACAGCTTGGCATTTATTAATGAATAGTATAGATCATGAAAAGATGGTTGCTGTTCATATAATGGCAACAATATTTAATATCTTTGATGGTATTAATCATATACCTGAACATTTTATTGATTCTAAGATAAGTGATTATCAACATGCAATTTATTTAGCTTGTAGAAATAAAGTAGGATTTGGAGCAGGGACGATATGGCATCATAGACATAGTGATGTATATCCTAAGACAATATCTTATAGTAAATTTACATTTTATCATGATACGGTTTTTGAATATCATAAAAGATATATTGATCCTTATGTAATTATATATATGGCTGTTTTAGAAGCTAAGATTAATATGGAAAGATTTGGTATTTATTTTTCTATGAATAAAGAGACTCTTGATAACAGTTTTAAAAGATACCATGAAGAATAATATATCACCATGACTGATTTATACATATGTCCTTATCATAAAGAATGTAATACTAAATGTCCTCATAGGAAACCTCATAAGCATATATTCAATGGATGTGATAATGTTTGTGATTCTGATGATAATTTTACAGAAGGTTGTGTTCCTTATATTCCTGAATGTCATATTGAGTTTATTGAAGTTGATGAGATGAAAATATAGCTTGACATTGTATATATATTGATATATACGTTTATATATATTATTAATCCTTTATATAAAGGAGTCTATTATGGATAAGGTATATTTGCTTGTTG